GCTAACACTTGGGAGGGAGTGATCACTGCTGCCTCTAAGGCTGGTGCTAAGTTCCCACAAGTAGTAGCAGCACAGTGGGCATTAGAGAGTGGATGGGGTAAGCATACCTCTGGTACACATAACTACTTTGGACTTAAAGGATCTGGTACTGACCATGAGACTAAAGAGTTTATTGATGGTAAATGGATCACGATTACTGCTGGGTTCATTAACTTCCCGGATCTTCAGTCGTGTGTCTCCTATTTGACACAACGTTGGTACAAGGACTACAAGACATATAAAGGTGTGAATAGAGCAACCTCTGTAGAGGAGTGTTGCAAACTTTTAGTCAAGGAGGGGTACGCCACTGATCCCAACTATAGCACTAAACTGATTAACATCATCAACCAAAAGAAATGATTGAAGCGGTTATCACAGGTGTTGCTTCTCTGGTGATTGGGATAGGTGGCGGTATTGCAGCTATTAATAGTAAATCGAACACACGTATGGATCAATTAGACAAACGTATTGATTCCATTGAGTTGAGGTTTGCTGAGAAGTACGTCCCTCGCCAAGAGCTAGCTAACGCCTTACAAAAGATGGAGGATCACATGATCAGAATCGAGAACAAGCTGGACCAGATTGTATTGAGAAATGGCTAAGAAAACCTGCATTAAATGCGGGATAGAAAAAGAGTTGGACAAATTTGAGAGTAAACGTAACACTTGTAAGGAATGCAGAAACCAGCAAGCTCGTGATTCTCAAAGAGCAAGAACTTGGAAGTACCGAACTCAGTACGGTATTACTTTAAAGGATTACGATTTACTCTACGAACAGCAGAATGGCCTTTGCTCTATTTGTGGTACAGATACCCCTGGAGGTCCCGGAGAACGTTTTAGAGTAGATCATAACCATGAAACGAATGAAGTTCGTGGGTTACTTTGCAATAACTGCAACCGTGGACTTGGTTACTTAAAAGATAGCCCAACAATACTATCTAAAGCCTTGACTTATTTACTTACTAACGGACACTATGGCACCTAAACAGAAAGCTACGGAAGATGCTTTTAACGAATTACATAACCTAGTTACCGAAGAGTTTCTTCGCCGCATTAAATCTGGTGAGGCTAGTACTGCAGATTTAAAAGCCTGCACAGATTGGCTATCTAAAAATGACATTTCGGGTTGCGCGTATCAGGGTAACCCACTTGATAAACTTGCCACCATTATGCCCAAGGTAGATCCTGAACTTATCCAAAAGAGGTTGTATGGCAAGTCGCACATCTAAATACTATAAGGCTAATCCTGAGGCAAAGGCTAAGCGCCTCAAGCAGCAAGCTTCCTATAATAAAACTAAAGAGGGTCTTAAGATCCGTACTAATGCTAATAAACTGAACCGTAAGCTTGGTACTTATGGTAATGGTGATGGTATGGATGCTTCCCATACAGGTCCCAATAAAGGCAAATTAGAATCCCCTAAAGCAAACCGTACACGCCCACGTAAGGGTAAGAAGTATGGCTGATCTACTCAAAATCCAGTAATGTGACACCGCTATTTCCTAGTCCTGATCACTACCTCCACAACCTAATAACGATGACAAGCTCTGAAGCAAAAAGGCTACACCGTCGTGCAATTAAAGAATACTTTAACTGTCAATGTGTTTATTGCGGAGAAACTTATGAATTACATGAACTTACACTTGATCACGTTCGCCCTAAGTGTCTTGGTGGCGAAGACCTTACATCAAATCTGGTACCCAGCTGTAGGCAATGTAATCAGGATAAAGGCAGTAGAAATTGGTTACAATGGATGAGGGACACATTCGGTCCTACCAATAGGGAAACACTAATCTTAGCACACATTCGTTAATCATGGACAAAAAGAAAACACTTAAAGAGATGCGTGATGAAATCAATCGAATGATTGAAGCATCTCAAATGCGTCAAAAGGGTCAAAAGGTAACATCTGAAGATATTAAAAGTAACCCTATTGGTACACGGGCTAGGGCAGTTAAGCCTGAAAATTTCCGTACTGATATTGACACAGGTAAAAAGCCTCAACAGTCTAAGGACTACAGTAAAGCAAAAACTTCAGGTACCTACATGGACTCCAATAATAAGCCTTATCCTCCTTCTGCTAATAAGGATAGCAAGCCTCGTCAACGTCCTGGCTCTGGTAAAGAGCGTATGCTGGCAAAGGAAGAGGAAGAGCGTAAGCGTCGTATGCGTGGTGAGTCTAACGTAGTTGGGAGCTAATTATGGCTCCACGTAATAAACCCATCCCAACATTTGATACAGAACCAGATCAGCTATTTAGACTATGGCAAGAGGCTAATAGAATTCCCTCTAGGTATAACTCTTGGGAGGAGCTAAAGGCTGACTTTATGTCTAGGATTGCCGATGGTAAATCTGCCCCACAAGCTCGTAAAGAGATGGGTGTTGATTATAAAAATATCATCGGTAACCCCATCCTTAACATTGAAAAAAATAAGGATACTGGAGCTGTAGAGTTTGCTGAAGGTGGTATGCGTCGTGCTATTCGTGAAGACTTTAACATCGCTGAAGAAAACGAAATACGACGTATACATGGGCAGGAAGAAGTCGATCGATTTAGAGCTGAACTAAAGAACGATTGGAATAATTTGTCTGAAGGTGAACGAGTAGCTATTCAAAGGCAGTTCAATAAACAGTTTCACCGTGGACACGTAGCTGGCGCTAAAACTGGTGGTAGTATTGCTCGGGAGAATATGTGGCCTGAGCACGGTATGCGTAACTCCCTGCATGGTGCATTACCACGTTGGCCGGTTCAAGTTATGGAACAATTAGGTGTTCCTAAGGACTGGATTGGTGCTTATTATGAGAAAGTACTGGCTTCAGAGGGTATGCCCGCTGCTCCTCGCATTAGTGATGAATTAGCTATGGCTGCTGATGAAAGGATGGTAACACCAGTATCTGGTATGCCATCTAACATCAAAGGTCAAACAAGGTGGGCATCTGATATTCCTACAGATGTTAGGAAGAAGAAGTGGCAACCTGATCTCACTGGTGAAGCTGGTATTGATCCAGCTACACTGGAAATGAGAGCATGGAAACAGCAAGATGCCATGGCTCAAGTTGGTGAAGAAGCTGTTAGGGCACAACAGGCTAATTTATCGGCTACAATGAATCGTGGTAGTGCAGTAGCTCAATCGAGTCCAATGCGTATCGTACAAGAAGGTACAACAGTTGTTCCGTATAAAACACCTAAACTTGGCAAAGCTTTAGGACGGGCTGGTAAACCTGACGCTGCCCCAAGCATTGACCCAGAACTAGTATCTCAATTCAGTAGGCAAATTGGTAACAGGATTAATCGTAGATTAGGTCAGTCTCCATTCGATGAAACTTTAAATACCACTTCGCAAAAGTATTTAGAGAACATTGGTAAGTATCAACAATTTATAGATTTAGATGAAGCCAGTAAAGCTGCTTTGGGTCTATATGGGGAAAACGTTAAACAGTACTATGCTGACTTAAATAGGCAGCTTAGGACTGGCAGTAGTGCTAATTTAACACCTCAACAAATAGCTGTTAATGAGTTTTTACAAGGTAATTTGAGCAGGACTCTTGATGCTCTTCCCAGTGAACAAAGAGATCTCTATCGAGCAATTAAAGATCCAGTCAGGGAGGGCTTAGTAGACCTTAAAGTTGGAGACATATATACCGATAAAGGTTTTGGATCTTTTTCTGCTGATGAAAAAGCTGCATTAAGGTTTATTAGAAAGGACGCTCCTAGTGCTTTAATTACGGTTCAAAACGCTGAAGGTAAAAACATCGGACCTGTTATGGAGTTCGATGAGGCTGAGTTCTTACAAAAACCTGGAGCACAGTATCGACTAGAATCAGTAGATGAAATCTTTAGCTCAAAAGTTGGTGGCACCGTACCTAATTATAGATTTACTCAAGTTACCAGTCAATCTCTAGGTCAAAAGGCTGCAGCCATTGCTAATAGGGAACCTGTGCCTCAACCTAAACCAATAGTGGTTGCCCCTAAACCAGCAGCTAAACCTAAACCAGCGGTTAAGCCAAAACCTGCTGTTAAACCTAAACCAAAACCAGCAGCTAAACCAGTTCGAGGCTCTAGTGGTCTTAGGATTGTCGACACCGCTCCCCCATCACAAGAACGGTTCGGTCCTGGTGGTATGATGAGTACTATCGATCTACCACATGAACGTCAATTCCAGTGGAATAGATAATGGCAGAAAATAAGAAACAACCTACCATACAGGAACGTGTACAACAACTACTACGTGACCTAAAGATTGGATACATCAACGGTCAGAACCCTATGGGTCGTGCTCAAGTGGGGCATGGTTACTTCCCAGCCAAAAATGCTTCACTTAATATCGGGGCATTGATGAACATGCCGTATGATCCTGAGATGAGGATTAGACCTAAGGATCCTCAACAACAACTGCGTGCTATTACCTCTGGTATTGGTAGAGTGGAACGTATCCATAATGCCTACATCAAACCGCGAGTAAAGCTTGCAGACTAGTGCGTGCTAACGCACACTAACGCTCCACCATAGGTGCCTAGGAGCCTCTACAGGGGGCCTCTAGGTTCCTTTACGCACATTCTACTATGAACAACATTAAACGCGATACAGCGCCTTCTAGGAGTCAATTAAAGATTGCTGGCCATATGACATCATCAGATAAGCAAATCCTTATGGATCATGCTAAGTCTCTTAAACAACAAGGTGGCCGTGGAGCTGCTAAGGAACTAGAGAGAATGAATAAAATGTATGCTCCTTATGGGTTGTCATTTGGTAAGATTGAGGGTGCATAATGGATAATGTCCTCTCTGCTTTGAGAGGCGATTTCAAGCTGTTCCTACAAGCACTGTGGCAACAGCTTGATCTACCCTCTCCTACCCGTGCTCAATACGCCATTGCTGATTACCTACAACACGGTCCTAAACGACTACAGATCCAAGCCTTCCGAGGAGTCGGTAAGAGCTGGATTACTGGAGCGTTTGTGTTGTGGACACTCTTCAATGACCCTGAGAAGAAGATTATGATCATCTCGGCTTCTAAGGAACGTGCGGATAACATGTCGATCTTCCTACAGAAGTTAATCATTGAGACACCGTGGTTAGTGCACCTTAGACCTAAGAGTGATGATAGTCGTTGGAGTCGCATTAGCTTTGATGTTAACTGTTCTCCTCACCAAGCACCATCAGTCAAAAGTGTAGGCATCACAGGTCAGCTTACTGGTAGCCGTGCAGACCTCATGATTCTTGATGACATCGAAGTACCTGGCAACAGCATGACTGAGATGATGCGAGAGAAGCTATTGCAACTCTGTACGGAAGCTGAGTCTATCCTTACACCTAAAAAAGATAGTCGTATCATGTACCTCGGTACACCACAGACTACCTTTACCATCTACCGTAAGCTAGCAGAGCGTAACTACCGTCCCTTTGTCTGGCCATCTCGTTACCCTCGTAAGGATAAGCTATCACAGTATGAAGGTCTACTATCCCCACAGATCGTAGAAGACATAGAGATGGGTGTGGAGGAGTGGACCCCTACAGATCCTGACCGTTTCACAAGTGAAGACCTAGTAGAACGTGAAGCTGCTATGGGTCGTAGTAACTTTATGTTACAGTTTCAATTAGACACAACTTTGAGTGATGCAGAAAAGTTCCCACTTAAATTCAGTGATCTTGTCGTTACCGCTGTTAACCCGACTCAAGCGCCGGATGCTGTTGTGTGGTGCAGTGACCCTCGTAATTGTCTCAAGGATCTGCCTACGGTTGGCCTACCTGGCGATTATTTCTACTCCCCGATGCAACTCCAAGGAGAGTGGAGTGCGTACAGTGAAACCATATGCTCAGTAGACCCTAGTGGACGAGGCACTGACGAAACAGCAGCAACATACATAAGTCAAAAGAATGGATTTCTCTACGTTCACGAGGTACGAGCGTATCGCGACGGTTATAGCGATAACACACTTCTTGACATCCTTCGTGGGTGTAAGCGTTATAACGTTACCAAACTTGTTGTTGAAACAAACTTCGGAGACGGTATCGTCGCAGAGCTGTTTAAGAAGCACCTCCAACAAACTAAACAAGCAATAGACGTAGAGGAAGTACGTGCTAATGTCCGTAAAGAAGACCGTATCATCGATACCCTAGAACCAGTCCTTAACCAACATAGACTCATCGTAGATAGGTCGGTAGTAGAGTGGGACTATAACTCTAATAAAGATGCCCCTCCAGAGGATCGTCTACTGTATATGCTCTTCTACCAAATGTCTAGGATGTGTCGGGAGAAGGGTGCTGTTAAACACGACGACAGATTAGACTCATTAGCACAAGGTGTTAAATATTTCATTGATGCTATGGGTATCTCTGCTTATGAAGCTGTTAAGATGCGTAAACAGGAGGAGTGGCAAGACATACTAGACACATTTATAGATGACCCCATAGCTGCTACAAACCACCTAGTTATGGGGATGAATTTAGACCAAAGACGTAAGGCTAGAGGTAAGACAAAAAGTTCAGTCCCCACCTGGGTGTAGCTTTCGCTGAGAACAGCTGCAGCTACTGGGTTTAGGCAGATCCCACCCGTTAAGCGGGAGCTGAAGGGTGGATCAGACCCCGTGAATGGAGAGAGACATGCCTCTATCGAGACACATCTCTCTCTTTATTAATGTCCCTGGGAATGGACATTCTGTAAGTACTACTAAACCCCAAAGACACAAACTTCCACTCCACTGAACTATTAATGTTAATACTGTGAGTACTGTGAGGGATTAGGAGCGCAGCTCCTCCCACTACCGTCACTACTGTTATTAACTCTCTCCTCACTTCCGTTAACGTATGAGTAGAACTTATCGTAAGACACCTACACATGTCTTTAGAGCAGTACAAACTTATAGTGAGTTAAAGCAACAGTCATTCGATGATGATGGTTATACGGTATCCACTCGGCATCGTTATATCCCGTCATTGTATGATGACATACGTCCTTCTTCTTACAACCAATTAGATCATAAGTCGTAATCCACTTCGTTACTCACGACCACCACTAATGCATACTACCACCCCACCACTTCACTCCGTTCAGCTAGTACACATTACCCCTAACGCTGAAGAGCTTATAGCTTACATGGCTAGGGTAAGTAACCCAGCTAATCAAAACAACACTGAGACCAGTGCTAAGTTAATTAAGTATCTTATTGACCATCAACATTGGTCACCCTTTGAGATGGTTAATATGTGTGTATCTATAGAGACAACAAGGAGTATAGCAGCACAGATCTTACGACATAGGAGCTTTAGCTTCCAGGAGTTTAGCCAACGGTATGCTGAAGTACAGCTCAGACCTGAGTTACCAGAGATGAGAAGGCAGGATCTGAAAAATAGACAGAACAGTGTTGATGACCTTCCTCTTAATGTGTTGCATGAATGCGATCAAGTAGTTGGACAAGCATTGGTAACTAGTTACCGAGCATATGAACGTCTGTTAGAACTAGGTGTAGCTAAAGAGTGTGCTAGAGAAGTATTACCTCTTTGTACACCCACTAAGTTGTATATGAACGGTACCATTAGGTCTTGGATTCACTACTGTCAACTACGCTGCGGTAACGGGACACAAGAGGAGCATAGGATCATTGCCAATGGTGCCTATAAGCTCCTACAAGAGCATCTACCTAGTGTGTGCTCTGCATTCACTGTCTAACGTGTTAGAGGGGCCTCTCTACCGACGCTGGGGGGGTCTCCTTAATTTTTGACATAATTTTAACAAGCCTTATATCGACAGTGGACCTCGTAATTCCCCCCAGTGCCCCCCTCTTGCGATCAAGGACTCACACGGTATAACAATAGACACCACTATATATAGTGCACTGCTAGCCAGTGGTATACTAATTGGTAGCGGTGGAGTACTGGGTACAGCTGGTTAGTAACTGGTAATGATAAGGTATAGTTATAACATAGTGAGTTAGTAGTTAGTTATACTTATCGATAAACACCAAGTGATCTGTCTGCCCTCCCCCTTAACAACAGCAGAGCACAGCTATAACGCTCTCAGCCACGCCTAGAAGCGGCTATAAGGCGCCTCTAACAGTTAATAGGTATACTGAGCCCTAGAGCACAGTAGAGAGGCATTGTAGACGGTTATCAATAGTTTGTTCACACTCACACAAACTAACACGCAGCACTGCACGACATACACCGCGATACCAAACCACTATGTGGTACCGATGCCACCACTAATTGGTAGCTAGGAGCCCAACTTAGGGCTTGACAAGGCGGCCTGGATGGGCTATGGTAGGTTCATCGGTGGGGGAGGCGAGAGCTGTGTCCCACTCGCACCTTGACAATTGCATACTTAGGTCGTCACAAGACGGAACTAGTGGAGCGAGCGATCCCACGAGTAGTTATAGGTTGCAACCCGACCTGACTACACGACCTAGTGTGCGTTAGCACTAACACAGAGCCACATGTGTTTAATAAATTAGATCATGGCAATTGTCCACCATTAACGGAGTTAACTATGTCCCTTACTCTTGACCGTAAAGTAGCTACTGGTCTTCTCAGTAAAGCTACTACTGGTAATGATCTCTTGTCTGTACTTGAGATGATTACATCTACCTTTACCAAACCACCTGTTAACAACGAACCTACACTTGAGGAGATTGAGTTTTAATGCTAGCTTTAGCTATCCTAATCATCGGTACTGTTTACACTATTAAGGAGGTCAATGACAACGTATTCCTTTGATCAATTGCGTGATGCTGTGCAGGAATGCACCAGCTATGATCTTGTTCAACGCTTTAGTGATGATGAGGATGAGTATGTACTCGTTGATCCTTATGGAGATGTGGATGGTGAGCCCTTCTATGATCTTAGTGATGTAGAAGACTTCATCCGCAATAACGATCAAGTTGATCAGTACCTCTACGAACTCACCAACAAATGACTTATACCATTTCACGTATGGATGATGAGGGCAACATGATTGCTCTTGAGTCCTTTGATACATACAGTGAGGCTGAGATGAACATCAATGCCTACTTCAACATGTATCCTTATGCTTATGTAGACATTATCGTATCACCCAATTGACTTCATTCACAATCACGAGGCCTAACGTTATGACCACTGCTGTTGTTCCATTTATGCTCAAGGGTGATGCACTTGTTTCATTCGTCGATGAGAGAATGGAATTAGTTAACCGGGGTGAGCAGACTCGCACTGAGATGATCAAGGACGCAGGCTATGTCTATGACAACGGTAAGGCTATGTATGTAGACTTCTACACTGAGCTACTCAATGCACGAGGTATTGTACCTACCACTGATACAGACAAAGCAGATCAAGAGTATGATGACCTGACCAATGAGGAGAAGGATCTCTATGATAAGATCACTGACATGCTAGGCAGTAAGTGGACTCATGAGGAGACGATTGAGTTCATGGATGAGTTGTATGAGAATGGCATCAACACTGCTAGTGAGTTTGAGGATGCCTATGAGTACACACATGATAGCTACTCCAGCTATGCTGAGAAAGAGTTCAGTGAGTACTTTTGTATCGAAGTGATGGGAGCTGAGATCCCAGAGTGTGTCCTCAGTGCTGTAGATTGGCAAGCTGTGTGGGATCACAACCTACGCTATGACTTCTGCAGCATTGAGACTGTTAACGGTACCTTCTTCTTTCGTAACTTCTGATGACTGAAACCAACATCATCCTTGCTGTGATTGGTATGGTTGGGTTGTTTGCTACGGCTACGATTTACCAACGTGCTAATCGCATCACTAGCCTCTACTACACTAACAAGATCAACCGCGATCTTATCAATCTCAACAACCGAGAGTTTAACTGATGTTGCTTCACAATCACGACACCGCTGTTAAGGTTGATGTCTACCCTGATGAGTTCAAACCTATCATGAAGGCAGTCAAGTATGCTTTAGTGTGTGATGATTCACGCAAGGTTCTTAATGGTGATGAGTGGGCTGCTCTTAATGGGTGGCTCGGTTACTTCTCTGATGTTGCACTTAACGAAGCTGTATGAAGGTAAACATTCAACGATTGCTTGAAACGTGTATCGATGATGGTATTCGAGATGCTATCAACTCATGTAGGGAGGAGGATCACTTAGCCTCTAAGCTGAGCGAGTACATTTGGGTACAACTTGACTACTACTTTGACTTTGAGGAATAATGGCAAAAGCACTAACTGATGAGCAACGCAAGATGCGCCTTGAGCTAGTCGATTTGGCTGGCCAGGGTGTACGTACTCAAGCCACTGCTGGGTACTATGATGCTGAACAAGTTGAGTACATGACTCAACAACTTGAGCGTGTTGCTAAGTTCCTTTGCGTTAAGAACTAATGTACACTACATACAAAGGTCTCCGTGAATACGAAGTCACACTCACAAGCGGTGTTTGGTATCTCCTCTCACAGAGTACTGAACAAGCGGCTTGGACTGCACTAGAGCTAAAAAAGAACGTAACGACAAGCTATTAAATGTCAAAGAAACGGAAGA